AAGGTGCCGGATATGCAGCCACACGAGTTGGAATTGTGGAACTGTTTCAGCTATTGGCCTAGCGTTCATTGCTTTGATTGGTTGGACGGTTTAAACGGAAAGTATTTAGGTTTAGATAAAAAATTTTATCATGGCAAATATTTATTCACAATTGATTGGGCTCATCCAGACACTAACATACTCGACACTGAACATTCTGAAATACCTCAAGAACATAAGTGTGCACACATATTGGCTCTTAATAACGGTAATTATGCAGCTCAGCCTAATAATCGTTGTCTTTGGCACGTTAACAGTTATACTACTGATAGCAGCTGGCCTGACTATAAAGTACAAACTACTTATTGGGATGCGGAAGATACAACAATGGTGACTGAAGATACAGATAAAATGTTTTACCAAATGGAGGATAAAGATGAATCTAAGTCGTAATTTTACATTATCAGAACTTACAAAATCAGATACTGCAATACGTAGGGGTATTAATAACAACCCAAATGCAGAACAAATAGAAAAATTAAAATCACTGTGTGAAAATATTTTGCAACCGGTACGTGACCACTTTGGCAGAGTTAAAGTGACTAGCGGGTTCCGTAGTAGTGAGCTGTGTCTTGCCATCGGCAGCTCAGTCAACAGCCAACATGCAAAAGCTGAGGCTTGCGATTTTGAATGTATTGGCGTGGACAACGCTGAACTATTTGATTGGATTAAATCCAACCTTCAGCCAGATCAGCTGATCCTTGAGTTTTACACTCCAGGTGAGCCTAATAGCGGATGGATACATGCTAGTTGGGTTGAGGGAACACCAAGAGCATCCTTCTTACACGCATATAAATCAGAAGGAAAAACAAAATACAAACCAATATTAGGTAAAGCCACCGACCTTGTATGAAGTTGGATTTGTTTTCAATACCCATATACATTGGTGATATTGATTGTGACAGGATAAAGATAGATCATAAAGGTTGGAGGAAAAATTGGTTATCAGAAACCAAAACCTCACATAGTTTTTCCAATGAAGTTGAGAAAGACTCGGCACATTACTTATTACAAACAATAGCAAAATTAATTAAAGATGATTTTAATTTTGATGCAAATTTAAGATTATGTTCTGTTTGGGAAAATCATTACAAAGACAATGATTTTCAAGAACCCCACATACATGCAAATTCTCATTTATCTTTTATAATTTATAAAAAAGTAGAAGAATCTAGAACCGTTTTTATACATCCATATTCCAATATGTTAGAAACATTTTACGGAATGATGCCTGTAAAAAGTTTTGAAAGAATTTATGAACCAAAGTGTAAATCAAACCAAATTGTTGTGTTCCCATCTTGTCTTCAACATATGGTAAAAAAAATGTCAAACTCAATTACTATTGCTGGTAATCTTTTAATAGATCAGAATGAGTCTAATAAATAAAGTTATTTTTACACCTGATGAATCTGAAACTTTAGGTAATTTTATTTTAGAGCATGAGGATTATATAAAAACATTAGGTGTGTCCGATTATGAATTAACATCTAAAAATTCATTAACGGGAACATTTAGATTTTATAATTGGTTTTATTCTGATATTGGACCTATCCTTCGTGATAAAATTTTTAAATATTTCGAAACCCTAGGAATACCAAAGCCTCTTTACATCCAATGCTGGGCAAACACTTTTAGAAAGGGTGAGGGCATTGGCCTACATAAACATGCACTTAAGGATGATGATTATCTGTGCGCTAATATTTTTTTGAAAGGTAATGTGGATATTGGAACGACTTACATTATAAACCAGGAGGCAAAAAAAATACCAAATAAAATTGGTGAAATGACACTATTTAGCTCACTTACACCACATTATGTAGAGAAAAACCATGAGGACAATATAAGAGTTTCTATGGGTTTAGATATACACTCTAGCCCAGACACAGTATATGATTTGCACAACAAAAAAAGATATTATTATTGGGAGTAATGCGTAAATCAAACAAATTTGCTAAGGTATTGAGGTCTAGAATATTTAAACAGAAAGTGGTAGAATCCAAGAAGTTGTACAATCGCAAAAAGGAGAAACAATGGCAAAACAAGGACCTTGCTGGGATGGATATGTCCAAAAAGGAATGAAGAAAAAAGGTAATAAGATGGTGCCTAATTGTGTTCCTGCTGGAAAAAAAATTGTTAAAGCTGCCATGGGTAGAGCACAATTTTCAGAGACAACATCCAAAGCACCTGGTACATCTATTAAAGAAGAGCCTTACATAGGTTCTTATATGAACTCTGAAATAGCAGGAAAAAAAGTAAACAACAAAAGCTTAACTAATTATTATGGACCTTTATTAAAGGGATTTAAAAATGGCTAAAAAAGATATTAAAATTGTTGATCTAATAGATAGGTTTGGCAAAGACAGAGTTTTAAAAGCTTTAACAAAAAGAAGATTTACTAATAAAAAAAGAGTTGAAGAAAGAAAGACAGGTCAAAAACATATGGGATTTAAGAGAGGTGGTATGAAAGATCCATCTAAAGCTATAAGATCTGTCAAACCAACTTTAGGCAGAAAAAAAACTGAAGAGTTCTTAAAAAAACTAAAAGATAAAAAGAAGAAAATGGGGGGCGGTATGCTTAAATATAAAAAAGGCACAGGAGAGAATGGTGTAATCTATTCTGATAAGAAAGGTAAAAGAATTTCAAAAGAAGAGGCTAGAAAAAGATTTGATGCAGCAGATGCTGCTGAAAGAAGAGAAAGAGGTATGAGTAAACAAAAACCATATCCGCCAGGGATGAAAAAAGGTGGGATGAGTGATTACTATAAGGATATTTTATAATGGCAACTTCAGGAACTACAGCTTTTGATTTAAATATAGATGATATTATACAAGAAGGTTATGAAAGGTGCGGTGTAAGAACTAATTCTGGTTATAATTTGAGATCTGCAAGAACAAGCTTAAATTTATTGTTTGCAGAATGGGGTAACAGAGGTATTCATTTGTGGAAAGTAGAACTTAATGAAAAAACTTTGGTATCAGGGCAAGCTGCTTATACTGTAAGCTCAGATGTCAATGATGTTCTTGAAGCTTTTATCTCGTCAACTTTAACAGCCTCTGATACTTCGTCTACACAAGATGTATCTTTAACAAAAATAGATAGATCAGCATATGCTGCATTACCTAATAAATTTTCTACTGGCACACCGTCACAATATTATGTTGACAGACAAAAAACACCGATAATTAATTTATATCAAACACCAGATTTAAATACATACACTGCTTTAAAATATTATGTCATAAAAAGAATTGAGGATGCTGGAGTATATACAAATCAAGCTGATGTAGCTTATAGATTTTTGCCATGCATGGCTGCAGGTTTAGGATACTACCTATCAATGAAATTGAATCCACAATTAGTACAACAAAACAAACAAATATATGAAGATGAAATGAAAAGAGCTCTTGATGAAGATGGACAAAGAACTTCTACATACATTAGCCCACAATCATTTTATCCATCGGGAGTATAAAATGGGAAGAAAGAAAAAACCAGGTTTGATAGGACCACCTGTAAAAAAAACAGGTCCATACAAATTAAGAAGACCATATTTATACAGACACTCTCCGCACAAAATGAAAGATCCAGAGATTGTGGAGTTTGGTGGAAAAAAATATGACATAGCTATGAAAAAAGGTGGATTTACAAATCCAGATAAAAAATAATGGCAAAATACGCAACAGGTAAACATTCAAAAGCAATATCTGATAGATCAGGTATGGAGTTTCCATATACAGAGATGGTTAAAGAATGGAACGGTTCACTCGTGCATTTTTCTGAGTTTGAACCTAAACATCCACAAATTAGAAGAAGACGAACTACGGCTGATGCCATTGCTTTACAAAACTCAAGAGTAATGAAATTTCAACAACCAACTCAGGAATTTTTATCAGATATTGATAACACAATATCTGATTCTGGAGGCGCATCAGTTTGTGTTGCAAATTTAAGTTTACCAGGTGATTTTGCTTTTAGAACTGAAACCTTTGTGGCAACTCACAGTGATCCATCATTATCTACAGATATAAGTACAATGGTACCAGAAGATCCATCAATACAAAACATAAGAAGACAAGCTGATATAAAAGTTGGTAACGTAACAGTGAGCATATCATAATGGCTATTACACACGCAAATTTTTTGACACAAGTAAGAAACTATACAGAGGTTGGTAGCTCAGTATTATCAGATACTATTATAGATGAATTTATTAGATCGGTAGAATTAGATGTAGCAGGTAAAGTTGATTATGATGATCTTCGTAAATATGCAACTTCAACTTTCACAGCTGGCAATAGAGCAGTCAGCATGCCATCAGATGTCATAGTGATAAGATCAATAGAGCATGTTGGTTCTGGAGGTACAAGAACTTTTTTAGAAAAAAGAGACATAAGTTTTATTTCAGAATTTAATGGATCTAGCGCACAAGGTACACCTAAATATTTTGCAAACTATGATGATTTTAATATTCTTGTTGCTCCTACACCAGCAGCAGCTGACACAATTCAAATAAATTATATCAAAGACCCACCTCATTTTACATCTACAAATGATACATTTTTGTCCACTTATCAAGAATCTATGCTTTTAGACGGTGTCCTGGCAAGGGCGTTTAGTTTTTTAAAAGGACCCGACAATCTATACAACCTATATAAAGGTAAGTATAATGAAGAAATACAAAATTTTGCTCTACAACAAATGGGCAGAAGAAGACGTTCGGAGTATGATGATGGTGTTCCAAGAGTAAAAATACCATCTCCTTCTCCTAACAATTAATTATAAAGGAGAAACTATGGCAATAACAACTAATGCAATCTGCAATTCTTTTAAAAAAGAATTGTTAGAGGGCGCGCATAAATTCCAAAACCCAGGTGGTAGCACATACAAATTAGCTATGTTTACAAACTCTGCGAGTTTAGGAAAATCAACAGTAGGATACTCTACATCAAATGAAGTATCTTCACCATCTGGTTATACAGCTGGTGGAAAAGCTCTTGTCAATGTGGGAACATCATTAGCAACGAATACAGCGATCACTGATTTTGCTGACCTATCGTTTGTCGGTGTTACATTAACGGCAAGAGGAGCTTTAATTTACAATACAACGACTGCTGGTGGATCAAGTACCACTGACGCTGTGGCTGTATTAGATTTTGGCGGAGATAAAACTGCAACTTCAGGAACTTTTACAATTCAGTTCCCTGCATTCACTACTTCTGCCGCTATCTTAAGAATAGCTTAATAAAGAGATTCCGGTGCTATGGCTGAACGTATTTATACAGTAACCGTAGCATCGGGAGATCTATATGGTGGAGGAACAGGTAACGTCTTTTATTTAGATGGTGCCAGAAATTCCACTGGCCCAGGAACTGTATCTTGGGTTGAGGGAGGCACTTTAAGATTTGATCAAAGTGCTGGCAGTAATGATAACCACCCTCTAATTTTTTCTACAAACACCAGCACCTCAGGAATAATATCATCTGGAGTTACTTACTATCTTGATGGAAGCAGTAACCAAGCTGCTTACACTAACACAACGACTTTCAATGCAGCTACCACAAGGTATGTTGAAATAACACCATCATCGCAAACCGATTTTTATTATTTGTGTTACGTACATGGAAGTGGCATGGGAGGTATTTTTGACATTACCTCAACAACATGGGGCGCGTTAGGTTGGTCTGAAGGATTGTGGGGAGAACAAGGAAATTTAAATGCTGCTGTAACAGGATTATCATTAACGAGTGCTACTGGAAATGAGTCATTAGCCGCTAACGCAAACGTATCTGTTTCAGGGATTGCACTTGCATCATCTGCAGGAACTGCAATAGGGGGAGCTTCATTCTTAATAACAACGACAGGTCAAGCAGCTTCACTATCTGTCAATTCAGTCATTGCTGGAACTGGAGATATTGTAGGCTTATCAACCGCTGGTCTATTAACCTCATCTATTGGTTCAGTAACTGCTGAAGGAATTATTGAAGTTGGTTGGGGTGGAGATGCGTGGAACTTAAACGCGTGGGGTCAACTACAACCATTTGAAACTGTAACTGGACAATCTTTAACAACCGCTATCGGTTCAGAAACAGTAACTGCAAACGCAGATGTTTCAGTATCAGGACAAGCGTTAACATCATCAATAGGTGATGACATTTCAGGAACATCACACACAGAGTTAGTGACGACCGCTGGTCTATTACAAACTTTCTCAGAATCGAGTGTAATTAATATTGGTGTACCCGTAACAGGAAGTTCAGCTTCCATGACAGCTGGACAAACAACAATTGATCCTGAATTTTTGGTAGGAGCTGGTTGGGGTAGAGATACTTGGGGTAATCAAAGTTGGGGTCAAGCAGATTCAGTGACTGCGACTGGTCAAGCTTTAACATCAGCTATAGGTACACAAACCGTAAAAGGAGATGTTAGTGTTTCTGTGACTGGTCAAGCTTTGACAATGACTTTTGGAGTTTATTCAATAACTGCAAATGCTGATTTATCAATTACCGTGTCTGAGCACACTATGACTTCGTCAATAGGCTCACCATCTTTAGTCCAAAGTACGAATGAATCTGTTACTGGACAAGCCGCAACATCCTCTATTGGAAGTACAATTGCTGGTCTATTTTTAGATGTACCCGTTACATCTCCTGCAATGACTCTTGGTCTTGGCACACAAACAGTTGAACAAACAACAATTGAACCAGTTTCAGGTCAAGCTTTATCGAGTTCAATTGGAAGTGTCACAGAACTACCCGCTCAATTAGTTGGAGTTACTGGCTTATCTTTAACTTCAGCGATGGGAGAAGAAGGTACACAATCTAATGCAAATGTAACATTAACTGGCATGTCCTTGACAAGCTCAGTGGGCAGCCCTAATATAACCTCGTGGCAGGAGGTTGATCTTGGTGTAAATAACACCTGGACTACAGTTGATTTGGCAGCTTAATTAATGTAAAATTAGAAATTATTAAGGAGAATTTTTTATGGCATCTACATATTCTACGGATCTTAAACTAGAACTTATGGCTACCGGTGAAAACGCTGGTACGTGGGGAGATAAAACAAATACTAATTTAAATTTAATTCAACAAGCAGTTTCTGGATTTGAGCAAGTAACACTATCTAGCGGTGGTACTTTAGCTCTTGCAATGTCTAACGCTGCATTATCAAACGCTAGAAACATGGTAATCAAATTTGCAACTGCAACAATTGCAGCCAGCACAGTTTGTACGATACCAGATTCAATAGAAAAATTTTATATATTTGATGCAACAGGATTAACAAATCCTACTAACCTAACAATTAAAACTGCGTCAGGATCAGGATTTACTTTGGACGCTGCAAAAATTTATGCAGCTTATTCTGACGGAACAAATTTAAAAGAAATATCTTTAGACACATTAGGTGGCACTATTGCTGCAGCTCAAATAGCTGATGATGCAGTAACCACTGCCAAAATTTTAGACGATAATGTAACGCAAGCTAAAATAGCTGACGATGCAGTAGGAGCTGATCAACTTGCAGCTNATGCTGTTGTCACAGCATCTATCGTTGATGATAATGTAACTCAAGCTAAAATTGCAGACGATGCTGTTGGTGCTGACCAATTAGCAAACACAACTGTGTCTGCAGGCTCATATACTGTATCTAGTATAACTGTCGATGCCCAAGGTAGAATTACTGCAGCTTCTTCAGGAACTGCTGGATCTGGAAACATGATAGGTAAAGTTGCGGCTAACGGCCCATCATCTGGAACTTACACTGCTAATCCCGCTGCTACAAGAACAGTGGCGTATCTTTGCGGAGCCGGAGGTGGCGGAGGAGGAGGTGGAAACACCAACTCAGGAAGATCAGGCGGAAATGGCGCGTATGGATTTTTTACATCTGCTGTATCTGGTGGAACAGGTTATGCTTACCAAATTGGCGGAGGTGGATCAGGCGGACAAGGAACTTTCCAAGGAAATTCTGGAACTGCTGGATCTGCAACAAATTTAGCAACACCGACAGCTTTTTCAGCAGGTGGTGGTAACGGGGGTCAGAGAGCCCATGGTAGCTCAGGCACGAACGGATCAAATCAAAACGCTTCCATAAATATACCATTAGGAATGGGATTACTTCCTAACAGAGGAAGTGCGGGCTCAGGTGGTGGTCCAATGTCTGGTACACACCCAGGACAAAATGGTGGATCAGGAACTTCGGGTGCAATATTTATTTTTGATAACCACGGAACGTAGGAGAATTTTATGGCAATGATTATAGCACAGGGTGACAATGCAATGAAAATTGCAAGAGATGATTCTGATTTAGCAAACCTTAATCTTAAAATAGGAGAGGGCTCAAACAGATCGATTACTATTACAGATCAAGAATTTGATGATCTTGTAAATGGAGTTAAAGGTATAGAAAGTATATCTGGAGATACTGTTACCTATTTTGATTGTGAAACAGAATACAATGATCAAGTACAATTAGATGGTGATATTAATATAGCGTTAGAAATTGTAGATCAATTTCTTACAGGAGATAATGAGGATCATGCAGATTATTCATTTTGGCAAAATTGGAAAGAACAATTAAAAAGCGTAGACACTGCATCAATATCATATCCTCTGGCCCAAAATTGGGGAGCATTTTGTACGTCACAAGGAATAACAACAAAAATTACATTACAAATTCCTTAATATAGTATATAGATTCTTTATGTTTTCTAACATAATTGAATTTAGTGCACATCAGGATATTGTTTCCATTACTCAAGCAAGACCAGAACCAATAAAATTAAATATACCTGAATGGTATAAAAAATTAAAAAACCCTGCGTATGCTCGCACTATAAAAGGGTGTATGCCATTTTTAGAAACTCTGACGACAGGTTATGTTTTAAAAATTCCACAACAAATGTATCTCAAACACAATTTTGAAGAAGATGGTATAAAAAAAACTATAGTAAAATCATCTTCAGACGAATATCAAATTTTACCTAATATGGAATTGATATATAATGTAAACCACGGAGAGGCCGCGCATTCCACTGAGCAATTGAAAGATAGCCCACACGTGGATCATAATAGAAATTTACCTATCCATAAAATATTAAACCCTTGGTATATTAAAACACCTCCAGGTTATAGTTGTTTGTTTTTACCTCCCATGAATAACGGTCACAAATACATATCTATAATTCCTGGTATAGTAGCAACCGATGATTTTCCTTATAGAGTCAACTTTCCTTTTTTAGTAAACGGAGACAAATATCCAATAGTAGAAACCATGCTTGAAATAGGAACACCCTATGTTCAGGTCATACCGTTTAGAAGAAGGTCTTGGAAAATGAAAATAAAGGGTTTAACTACTAATGAAATAGTTAAAGTTGAAAACTCAACCGGAGTAAAATTTGATATATTACACACATATAAAGATAAATTTTGGAGTAAACCAACATGGAAATAACTGGTGATCTTGAAGACTATGTTGTAATTTTTGAAAATCTTTTACCAGAAAAGGCCAATGAGAGTTTGTATAAAGTATGTCAATCTAAATATTTTGATTTCCAAGACGCTTACATTCATAATGGTACTGAGAATGTTTTAGATAAAAATGTAAGAAATGTAAAAACATGGTCTTTAGTAAATTATGGTGCACCTAATTTTACAACAACACATTGGGCAAATATGTTTATAGCTGCGTTAAACAAAAGTTTTAAGGATTACGGTCGTTTAATTAAATCTGATTTCATTGTTAAATTACAAGAAATTAATGTTTTGCATTATAAGCCAGGGGGATTTTATATAAAACATATTGATCATTGTACCTCTTTACCAAGAACATTAAGTGCAATATATATTATTAATGACAACTATGATGGAGGAGACTTACAATTTTTCAAACCAAACACAGAAAAAATATTCAAACCTTTATTGAAAAAAAATAGTTTAATTGTTTGGCCAAGTAATTTTTTATATCCACATACAATCACACCAATTGTTTCAGGAGAAAGGTATTCAATTGTATCATGGGGACTCTAGGACAAGATTTTAATTATAGAGTAATTAAAAATTTCTTAAACAAGGATGAAATAATGTTACTTTCTAATTATTGTAAAATGAAGCATGTGCATAATCAATCAAGCTTTTGTCCTGTAAATAATAATTATGATACATATTATTATGGTGATTTAATTATGGAAAGTCTAGTTTTATTAAAACAAAAAATTGTTGAACAAGAGAGTAATTTAAAATTACTGCCCTCATATTCGTACTGGAGATTTTATACGAATAATTCTGAACTGACCAAACATAAAGATAGACCAACTTGTGAAGTAAGCATATCTATGAATATTGATAATTGTGGGACTAGTTGGCCAATATTTATGGACGGCACACC